CCCTGGCTTCTCCTGCACGATCCAGTTCTGTGCGAATCTCTGAGCGGCTTCCTCACCAAACCCAGAAATGAAATTCTTGAGAATCTCCTTGGAGACCCCCCACTTGGTCAGGGACTGGGCGGCAGCATTGGCTGTTGGGAAATACTTCCTCAGGATGCGACCTGCACCCAGTCTATTCTCGATCAAGCCTGCAATGGTTGCGTAACCGAGCGACTTAGCGAATGCCGTGTCTGGGTCATCTCCCTTTTCGATTGCAGCATCGTAAGCATCATCGAACTCCAGTCCTCCACCAAGAACTGTGGCGGTTGCCGTCTGGCTCATTCCGATTGCTTTGCCAACCAATCCTCCTGCGAGCATGCCAGCGAGTTGTCCACCACCTCTGGCGAGATCGTGGAAGAAATCACGCCTATCTGGCTGCGGAAGCTTCTCAGCCTCTTCATCTATCACGCTGGCAAGCTGATAGGCGTAATCGGCGTAGACCTTATGATTAGCTCCAGCCATTGTTGGATCCTGCTCAGCCATCTTCTGTGTGACTCGGGCGAGAGCGCGCAATGTTCCGCTTGCGGTTTGTGTGACGCCGCGCACTCCCTCAGCCAGTCGAGGGCCTAACTCCTCGATGAAACCCTGAGCAAACCCTGTTGGATTCTGTGCTACAGCTCTCTGTTGCTGAATCAGAGATGCTTTCTTCTCTTCTCGCGGAGTTGCGAGTCTGGCCTGTCCAGTTGGTTCTGTGATGATAGGAGTCTGCAGCATATCGTAGTTCCTAGCTGCTAGCTCCTCACCTGATGTCGGGACGCTCTGGTCTGCCGCAAACGCCAAAGATTCTGGGCTAACGAAGACGGGCTGTTGCTCAGCCTGCGATTGCTCCATCGCACCTACCCCGACTCTGTCGAGCGGTGAGACCTGTGGAGCCTGGAGTTCTTGTCCTACGTTGCCGACGATCTGAGATGGAGGCGGCTTAGGATATTCGCGTTGAATCGCTTCTGCGATCTGATCTTCAGTGGCGTCATCCGGAAACTCTATGTCACCGATGTTAGGAAGTGTTACCAGCTTAGGCATGAGGTAATCCTCACGCTATTGGCTAACTTTTACAAGCTTGCCATTGCGCCAAATGAACCTGTCAGTCTTAGGACCTACAGATTTCGATCCAGAATAGTATGTGCCTTGAGGATTAACTTCCTGAGGTGCGTCTGCCACATCGCCAAGAAAGAAAGTATTTCTCGGAGGACGAGTTCCAGCTTGTTGAGGAGGTTGCTGTGGATTTGTAAGAGCGCTAATTCCAGCCCAGTCAGCAGATCCCTGCCCAAAGTCAGGCTGAGATGTTCCCTCCAGCGGGCCTGTGGTTGCAGCTCCTCCACCCTGCATCTCTTCAAGCCTTTGTCTGGCATCACTCTTTTTACGTAGTTCTGGAAAATCCAGTTTCTCATATTCCCCTGTTCGTGTGTTGCCCTTCAGAACTACTCCACCACCCAGGTTTGAAAATGAGTATGGAGAACTCATCTGAGACTTATTTGATGCTAGCTGGGCAGACAAATCAGCTTGACGTGCATCTTCCCGAAGTTTCTCCCTTGCCAAACTCAGCTCTTGAGATGCCATGCGCTCCTTGGCTTTAAGCTGTTCTTTAGCTAGCCTCTCTCTTGCAGAATTTGCAGCAGCCTGTCCCGCCCTGGCAGCACTAGATGATGCAGACTGAGCGGATATTCTTGCCATATTCTCCTGATGTCTTCGAAGTGAGTCTTGAGCCTGCTGCCGCAGTTGCGCCATCTGTGCGCCAACACTGGCTCCTCTCGTCATCGCTTCAATGACGTCAGCCGGTTTTTGCCAAGGTGCTACGAATGCCATATTGCTAGAATCCTACATCTGCCAAGCTGCTGATCATTCTTCCACTTCGAAGCAGCTTCATTGAATTCTGTTGAGGTTGCTGAATCGGACTGATCGCAGGCTCATTCATCCTACTGACATACTTGTTGAACAAAGATTCAGAATACCTCGCAGCAGCACCAGGATCCGGTGAGGCGCGATTAACAGCATTCTGCAAAGCTGTGCTGATCTGCGTTTCTGGAGACACAGTTTGAGTCTGAGAGACTGTTCCTGCTAGTTGAGCATAGTTCTGCATGGCCTTCTGACGTTGAGCTTCTGCAGTTAGTCCAATATCACGGAGTCCAGCCTGTTGAGCCAGACCGCTACCAGGAACACCAGCTCCAGCTCCCCATTGAGCGGCTGCCTGCTGAATCGCATTGACCGTGGATGGTGCCAATTCTCCCCTCAAGTCTGCAAGAACTCCCTGCGCTGCAGCCTCGTTAATGTTGCCGATTCCAGGAAGCTGTTGTTCGAGTTGAGCTGCGACGTCTGGTATCCCAACCTGCCCTGGCACTCTACCAAAAGGCCCCATTCCCATGGTTGGGTTAGGGCTGACGTTGTATTGCGTGCCGCCTGCGGCTGGCTCTGTTCCAGGGGCAGGATAGGTTGGCAGCGGTGTCTTATACTTTTCACCTGGAGCCAACGGTTGTTTAAGAGTGTAAGCCATGTTTTTTCTCCTAAAAGCATTGTTGCGGACCAATCCCAGTTGCATTGAACGGCTCCACCACTATTGGAGTCTGATCTTCTGGATACAGATTGCGAGTGAACAGATTCAACTCTCTGATAGCCTTCGCTTCGTATCTATCAGCTTTGTCTGGATCGTCAGCTTCATCGAACAGGATTGACTGAAGCATCATCTTCAGTGCGTCCACATTAGAGACTGTAACCAGATCAGTATCGTGTTTCAATGGGATATGACGCAGTTTAACCAGAGCCATTACGGTGATAGTGCTGCAGGATCCTCCAGACGGACTGGACCCACCGATGAATGTCCTCTCATACCATGGATTGGTTTCAGTAGGTTCGTAGATAGCCAAATCCTCAAGCCATTCATTTGTCGCATCATAGGCATACAACCACACCTGTCCCTCAGTTTCGTCTTTGATAACCCTGCCTATTGGGGGCTGAATCTGAACAGAGCTACTCCCGTAAGGAGAGGCAAGGGTGATAATATGGCCCGGTTTGTATGTAACTGTTCCATCGCTTGCGGTGACTTTCGTCTGTAGTGGTTGACCATTTTCATCCTTGCCAAAGATGGTAACAGTCTTTCCGATATCCTCTGCATACTGTGGGTATGCACGAATGAAGCACGTGTTTTGAGGGTCACTGTATGTCGAGTAATGACCAGTCTTTGGGATTCCAACTGCAGAATACCTGAGATCAGAGCCAAAGCCCTTATCGTTTAAGTTGTATGAGTTCCCAAGAGAACCCCAAGGATACAGCCCTGGCCATCCATACCAGCAAGGCATGATGTCTCTATCCAGATATTGCGAGTAAATGTTCGTTACCTGGACCGGGGATCCACATAGGTTGATCTTGCGGATGGATTCAACATATCTAGGCCATGTGACGCATCCACGCTTAACGCAGACGTGGATTGGAACAACTGTTCCAGCAGAGTCGCCACGGGTCATCAGCTTTCTGACAGCTTCGTCGATATAACTAGTGAACCTGGAGTCGTTAGGAGGACATAGCCCAGCTACCCGATTGATCGGGTTGTTCGTGTTCTTTAGATCGGCTAGCGTCTGAAACATTATGTGCTCCTATCGTATATTCTTCCAGTTGGCTTAATTATGTAGGCTCCCCTGGTCGTCCCAGCACCCCCTGGCGTGTATCCAGCAGCATTGTCAGCGTCCACAGCGGTAGTTCCAGCTCCTACGATAAATTTGTCAGTCCAGTTCGTGTCCTGCTGCCAGAATGGACCAGTAGTGTCTGTTACTGTTCCTGGCGATCCACCATCGTAAGTCTCCAGTGATGAGAGAGAGCCAACATAGATTCGGCGCTCATTGATTGGCACTGTGGTTCCATTGAAGTGCGGCTTGATCCACAGTCCATAGTTTGCGCTCCACGTGAACAGACCAACAATTGCACCAGTCAGAGAGTTTGTCTTCACCCACAACTGGTCTCTTTGCTCAACAGTCGGCTCATTCGGTGAAATTATGAAGAAGCTGATCTCGTTGGGAAGAATTACACGAATCTTACCCAACAACACGAGCAAGTTGTTATCGTAGCATGATCCAGGCGGAAGGCTTGGTGCTATTACTTGAAGGTCTTGTGCCATTATTTGATTCTCCTATGCGTCTTCATTTGTCGCAAGTCTACACTGGGCCAACTCTCATGTAACCGGAGCAGGCATTTCCCGCGCCACCGGCGTTGACCGTTAAAAACAGAAGCTGAAGTATGGATGACGGGATGACAATCACCTGACTGATATTGTGCGTCCCCGGAGCGTAAACGCCTCCCCAAAGACTCTCATATCCACCACCAGATCTTGCTAAGCCTAAGGAAACAGCGCCAGTTACCGTAAATGATCCGCTTAGCTGGCAGGTTACTCCAGTAGGGGTGCTGTCCCAAGCGCTGCTAGTCAGAGCCACTCCTGCTGCTGAGCAATCCCACGTGATCTCAGCGCCACTTCCACTTGCGGTTCCAGAACCAGCTGGTGTCCATGTTAGGGCGTCGATATTTGCGTCACAGGCGCATTCTGCCAGCGAATCCAGAGCGTCCTGATCTGCTTGAGCCTGAGAAACCGCAGAGAAAAACGTGTTTGCAGCCGCAATAGGACCATCAGGAGGGCACTTCTGTTGGGCGGTATTCCAGTATCCACATGATCCTCCACCTGCGAGGAACTTTGCTATCTGATCAGCGATGTATCCGTCAGCCAGATTGTTTGCGTCAGCCTTGCTTACCAAGCTAACAACCCTATCCTTCGGGAAAGATGCAAGCTTGGTTGAGTCGTCCCAGTCAAGAATGCCACCAGGATCCGATGAGAACTTCTTATCTTCATCGCACTCAACAGGATCCACCTCGTCGTTGGTGTATGTTTGCTGAATGACTGTCCATCCTCCAGGGGTAGGCTCTTCTGCAATAGCCTTAGCACACAATAACAAAGCATCGGCAATAGCGGCGTTGATCTGAGCTAAAGTGGAACCTGCTGGCAAATACCTAGTTGTCCCACCTGAAGTTGCGCATGGTTGATGTATAATTATTGGCTCGCCAGTGTATGGAGGATATGGATTGATGACCGTGTTCTTGGGAATCGTGACAAGTTTAGGATATTCTCCAGGAGCACAGGTCTGCCCTGGAGGACAATCTACAATGAATGTGCTCTCAGGATTTCCGTTGATAGACCCTCCAGGATAGTCTCCACCAACAATACTGAAGCCAGCAAGGTCCCCAAGTAGTAGGTCATTGCCAAAGCAACATTCTAATTGTGTGCAGTCGCTCATGATGTGCTCAAATCTGAAACGTCTTCAAACTCAACGCAATCTGGCTGCGGCATACCAGGTTCCTTGATAGGAATAGCCATCAATCGCATTCCACGAACCTTACAATGCCCGATAATCTCCACCCTAACTTGGAATGTGCGCCCTTCCCTGAGTTTCTTCCTGCCAATGGTATCAGCAGTGTCTGGCGGTTGACCAAATTGCATTCGGTGACGGAACTGAGGGCGATACGTCTTTGGATCTGGGCAGCCTGCAGTAGTGTAAGCGCAAGCTTCTTCATTAGCGCACTCTGACCACGTAAACCAGTATGTCCAACATGGGTATTGATCAGGCTTCCACCACACCTTGAATGTGACAAATCCCTTAAGATCCTCGACATAGAGTTCTCCATTTATGAGTCGCTTCATATCTAGCTCATGAAAGCTTTCACCCTTCCTGAAGAAGTCAGCAGTCTCAAATGCCCACTTAATCGGAACATCTCCGTATCTGTCTTGCTGGCCTTGCTTGGTCAACTCCCACAACTCAATGTCGCCTTCACCGGATACCTGGAACTCAAAACATCGCTCTTCTCGGTCGATGTTTGAAGCCATCAACTGAAGCGTGTTTGTGGCCAACCAAGCCCCCTCCCATACTGCAGGAGACTTATCACGCATTGAGGACAGCACATCCAGGTCTAGTGCTGCAATAGCTCTATGGAATGTTCCACGTGCAGAATAGCTTGGGCTTGATGTCATCAGCAATCTGTTGTCGAAGAACACACCGCTAGAGAAGTTCAGCAGTGTCTCGTCATCGTAGAGGAATAAACGATTCATTTCTCGACTAACAGGGGTGTTTCCAGAGTTGGCCTGAAAATCTCGTTGAGCTTGAATGAGGCTCCTAACACCAAGCTGACTTCGGTAGTAGAGATCGCTGTTTACGTTTACTGCTGAGTTCTGACTGGTGCCACCGCTGGCAATGTGAGCAACAGCTTGAATTGGATCTGTAATGCTGGTCCAGGTTGTCCTGTCTGTAGGAAGATCCACACTGAAGATTGCAAACTCTGTCCCAATCATGAGTGGCCCTTGACCAAATGCAGTCTCCAGTTGGGCCATTCCACGCATGAACGTAATATCCCCGTAGTTACCGGGAACAGAGAAGAACCCCCCACCTGCCAGATAAGTGTTTTCAGTAGCGTAAAGCACCGCATCCCTAAACTGCTCTCCAGCCGTTCCAGATGGTCCGTAAACGATGTCGCCAATAGAATAGGTGCGACCGTCTGGATTTACCTTGGCAACCCGGCCACGATGATACTCCATCATCTTTCCTCCGGTCATCTGTCCAAGTGACGGTATTGATCTCTTGGCCTTTGCACCGTCCCAAAAGATAGGCAGACTTTGTCCATCCTGAATAATTAGCCATTTTTCGGCTTGGCAGAACCATGCCTGCTGCCTGAGTGCCGGATTAACGTCCCAGGAAATCAACTGAGTTCCGAGGTTTACTTGGTTTCCAGGGGGTCCATCGACGTTCTTTATCGTTAACAGAGTGGCAGAATCGACAGAAACTACTGTGTAATTGTAGAGACCAATCTGAATCGGAGCATTCGGAAAGATGTTGGCTGTGCTGTTTACGCTTATCTGGACGTCATAGGTCTCCAGGGGATGGTTAAAAAGAGCAGCAGTGAGGGTTGCTGAACTGATCGTGATCTCAGTCACTCTTGAGACATCCTCTGTTAGCGGGAACTTGAATAGCCTTCCTGATATACTGGCTACAGCGTATGGAGTTGCGTTGTCTGGAGTGTAAATTATAGATCCCTGAAAGTTTCCTTCCACAACACGCTTCCTAATAGTGTCATTTTCAAACGACAACGGAAGCACGGTTATTGCCGGTCTGTGAGTCAGAAACCCACCTCTCACAGTGCAGTTCCATGCAAACGAAAGGGTGTTGTTTGGGATGAGCGTTGGCACCCATCCCGAGTTTACTCCACCACTTAGCTCCAGGAAGCCATCGAAAACCGCCTCGTTAGTGTAATTGACTGGCATCTCATTAGCTTGCTTCAGCGACTTTGATTGCGACGAGTGAAGACTCAAGAGCAATTACACGCCCATTCCCGGTTGGTAGGTCTGACGCAGCGTTGTCTGGCAAGTCTCCGCTATCCAGCCATCCGTAGATGCTCAGTGCATCAGTTGTATTCGTGGTGTTATACACAACTTGCGGAAGGTCCACAACCTGGGCTGTGAAGTAGGCAGTCGAGACGTCTCGCAGTTTAATTGCAACGGTCGTATCGGCAATGTCGGCTGCAGAGTTGTTAGTTCTTCGTAGCTTTAGATTCAGAATTTTGTTGTCTTCCGAATAGGTAGCCCATGAGTAGTCAACGCGAACCTTGGCTAACAGAAGCCATTTTCCTGTGGCGTTGATTACGAGAGACTGGTTGACCGCATTGAATTGAAGCGCTTCAGGAGTCTCAGAGAACGTGTGGCAATTTGCCCGCAAAGTCTCGTTCTGGTAATCAGTCAACTGCGATGCGGTGATTGCTGCTGGTTGAGTGCCGCCGGGGCTGACTCCAGCAGGCCATGAAATGGTAGATCCTGGGGACAAATCGTCTTCGTGACCCTTAAATTCCAATACACACGAGGTTGTAGTGGGCACTGAATCCACCACGAAGTTGGCAGGACCCTCTACAAAGATAGGCTGTCCGACAACCATCCAGCTTGAATTCACAACATTCACAGGCACCGTGCCGCCTACAGTTGGAACATCGAAATCTGCAGTGGTTGTGGTGTAAGCGTTCACTCCATCTGCTCCAGCAGCCCCGTCAGCGCCATCAGCACCGGCAACGCCGGGGACGTTCACTGTCTGGGTTGTCGAGCAACACGGTTGGCAACTTTGAGCGTTAGACATAGCTTGTAAGTAGTTCTACGTAAGATTAACGTCTGTGCAACAACCTATGTCAAACGGAAACGTATTGAAATATGGACTGGAGTGGCCTCCAGGAATGACAGACATCGAGATTGAGTTTTCAATGCTCCAGTTAAAACTCTGGAAGGATTCTCCGTTAGAGCACTATTTATCCATTGATAGGCTACTATGGCCAGAAGATGACCAGCACCGCTGGTTCAAGCTTGTGTTTGAGCATTTGGCCAAGAATACGATCACGACCCTGATGGGTTGTTCTGACTCCGGAAAGACGTATCCAACGGCAAAGTGGGGGCTCATAGAATACTGGACTAGCCCCAATGATACCTTGGTTCTCGTCAGTTCTACTGACGTAAGAGGGTTGGAATTGCGCGTATGGGGGGCCATGAAGGACCTCTTCAATCGTGCTCTTGAGCGGTATCCATACCTGCCGGGGCTGGTTCTTGACTCAAAACATGCCATAACCACAGACGCCATCACTGAGGATAACCGTCAGGCGCGGGTGCTCAGGAAAGGCATCATCTGCATCCCATGTATGCAGTCAGGTCGGTATGTTGGGCTTGGGAAATACGTTGGAGTTAAGCAAAAGCGGCTTCGCCAAATCGGTGACGAGGTGCAGTTCATGGGGCCATCGTTCTTAGACGCTATTCCAAACTATCTCGGGAAAGACTACAAGAGCGCATTTCTTGGAAACCCACTGGAAACCACAGACTGTCTTGGAAGGCTTGCAGAGCCGCTGGACGGTTGGGATTCCCAGGAAGAGCCAGAGAAGACCGCTTGTTGGCCAACGAAGTTCTTCAACGGTTGGTGTGTGAATCTTGTTGGGACTGACTCCCCAAACTTCGAATACCCCAAGCACAAGCCGCCGAAGTATCCCTACATGATTTCCTGGAGAAAGATCGACAGCACGATCAACTTCTACGGAAAGGACTCAATCCAATACTACTCCCAGTGCAAGGGTGTCATGCGTTTTGGGTTGGTTGGCAGGCGTGTTATCACATCTGACTTATGCAAAAAGCACCACGCTCACGAAGACGCTCTGTGGTTGGACACGAACAGAACTAAGTTATACGCACTGGATCCGTCATACGGTGGAGAAGACAGATGCGTTGGAGGAGTGCTGGAGTTCGGTCAATCTGACAGGGACGAACTTGTCCTAAAGGTTCATCCTCCTGAAGTTATTCCAGTGAAGCCAGGGATTTCAGAGAAGCCTGAGATGCAGATTGCCCGTCATGCCAAGATGAGAATGGACGAGCATAACATACCTCCTGAAAGATGTTTCTACGACGCAACCGGCAAAGGAACCCTCGGAGAATCGTTCGCAGTGGTGTTCGGCAACACTCCTCCAGTGGCAGTGGCGGCAGGCGGGCCACCCACAGACAGGCCTGTCAGACACGATCTATTTGTTATAGACAAGAAAACTGGCGCAAGGAGACTCAAAAGATGTGACGAGCATTATTCAAAGTTCATTACTGAAATGTGGTTTTCTGTGAGGACAATGATCGAGTGCGAGCAGATGAGAGAGCTGCCATTGGAAGTCATGCTAGAAGGATGCCTTCGAGAATATGGAACTGTCAGGGGTGACAAGATAGAGATTGAATCTAAGAAGGATACTAGAAAGCGCATGGGAAAATCTCCTGACTTGTTCGACTGGCTGGCAACAGGAGTAGAAGGCGCAAGGCAGTTGGGGTTTCAAATCAAGTCTATAACCACGCATTTAGAAGGTGTTCAGGACAATCCAGACGATCCAGTTCTGCAGGCAGCAGAGCATTACGACAGAGTAATAAAAGGAGCAATGCTACAACATGTCTAAACGACTCAGACGACATTCACCGTTCCCCCCAGGCGGATTCCCATACGAACAAACACAAGGGATATACCACAAATTCAAGGGGGATTGCGACATACGCACACAAGCCGATAGAGTTTCAGAGTTCCGTAAGGCAAACGGGCTGGAAAGGCAATCATTCGAGGAGGCTTTTGAAGATGTGGACAAATACCAGTGCATTCGTCTAGGTGGTCATGATAGGTGGTGCGTAGAAGACGGGCCTACTACAAAGACGTTCCAGGAGATTCAGCCAGCCGCCAGGAAGGTCCGCAGAGGCTGTGGCAGTTGTGGTGGACATAGTAGGTAGTGATTGCGACATTCAGTCATGAACAAGGTTGAGCAAGCAGTCAGGACATTCGACGATTGGATGGGTGATGGGGGTTGGCCTGTCGAGAAAGGACAAGCTTCCGGTCGAGCACAGTGTTGCTTGAAATGTCCAAAACACGGCAAGGTTTACTGGCTAACAAGAGCCGTCATAAAGGGGATTAAGCGAATCTTTGAACTAAAGAACTCAATGAAGATAAGCATACCAGAAGAGGGAAAACTTCATGGATGTATGGTTTGTAATTGCGATTTGCGACTTAAAGTCCATGTTCCTATTCAGCATATCGTTGAAAATATGACACCTCAAGACTTGGACAAACTACGGCAGTTGAACTGCTGGATCACTAACGAACAGGATGCCCTGCAATGAACTTCACGGACCCAAAAAAGGCACTAGACACCATTGAAGCTGGAGCTGAAGTAGAACAAATCCGCTCTAATAATCGAAGGAAGGTCAATGATCTCTTCAATTCTGTGCCGCCATTAAGTGCGGATGACGCTTTGAGACAGAACTTGAAGGTGAACGTAAACTGGGGAGAGGCTGCTGTTCTTGCTCACCATGCCAGAAGGCAATACGCTAATGCGTTTATCAAACCCAAACGCTACTTCAAGATCATTCTTCCTGACTGTGAGGACGAGCGATGCTCAGACTGGGAACTCTTCATGACCAAGAAGATCAACCGCCCATTGAAGCGAGAAAAACGATACACCGAGCTTTGGAGGAATAGAATTGCGTCCATCGTGGCGCATGGCATTGGTCCTCAGATATGGTATGACCAGGAGTGCTGGCTTCCTAGATTCGTCTCGGTCGAGAATTTGAGAGTCCCTACAGATACTCAGATAAGTTTTGAGAACCTTGAATGGTTTTCTGAGCGCAGGGAATACACTCCAGGAGAGCTGTCAGAGAGAGTATTTGGCAAGGGATCTCTGAAAGGTTGGAACAAGGCTGCAATTAAGAAAATTTTAGCTGCCTATCACGATACGAATTACGAACAGACTGATTATGGATGGGCAGATCGTCCGGAAAAGATGGCTGAACACTACAAGCAGAATGGCCACTTCTACTCAGGTGACGCAGTGCCTTCCATAAATCTTTGGCACCTTTACTTCCTGGATCGTAGCGAAGGCAAAAGGATTGGATGGAAGATGAGGGTGCTTCCAGATAGGCATGTTAGGGGATTCTCTGGCCGCAACCCTATTGAGTTTCTGTTCAATGAGGGTAGCAGAATTCGAGCTGAGAAGTTAGATCAGATCCTGCAGGTTCAGTTTGGAGACCTATCAAACAAGGCTCCTTTCCTATACCATTCTGTTCGCTCACTTGGATTCATGCTCACTGAGCCATGCTTCTGGACAAACATGGCAAGATGCAGACTCTTGCAGCACATGTTTGAGGGTTTCAACATGCTGTTCCAGACGTCAGATCCTAATGGGCGCATCAGAGCCCTAAAGGTGGAGTTGATGGATAGAGGTTTCCTTCCAGAAGGTGTTCGAGTTGTTCCGGCAGCCGAGCGACATCAGATTGACCCGAATCTGGTAAATATGACGATGGCTCAACTGAAGCAGTTAATGCAGGAGGCAAGCGCATCATACACCCAGGAGTTGGATACTGGGACCAAGAAGGAGCAAACTGCGTATGAAACAGCGGTGAAGATGTCCATGGTAAATGCAATGATGTCTGGCCTCCTATCCCACGCATTTAGCCAGGAGACTCATGCTTACAGGGAAATCTGCAGGCGTTTTACCAAGAAGAGTGGTGCATGTCCGGAGGCTAAGCAGTTTCAGAAAGACTGCAAGAAGTATGGAATACCGCCTGAATGGATTGACTCAGAAGAATGGGATATTGAGCCTGAAGTGCCAATCGGTGCAGGCAATCCTGTTGCTGAGCAGTCACAAATCAAGGCGTTGATGGACATCAAGAATCAGTTGAGTCCGGTTGCTCAGCAGGAAGTGATGCACACCTTTGTGTCGATCATGACTGACAACCCACATACTGCCGACCGCATGGTTCCGTTGGATCAGAGTCAAAAGGTATCGAATGCCCAGAAGAATGCAGAATTCAGCTTCCCGGTGTTGATGCACGGACTGCCTGTAAGCATCGCCCCAGAACTGAACGTTATTGACCAGATCGAAACGCTAATAGGACTGCTTGCAGGCGAGATTGACCTGATCAACCGAGCTGGTGGAGAGGCTGACTTCGAGAAGATTGTTGGCCTGCACACTGTAGCACAGCATATCAATAAACTGATTGCGCAGCTTGCACAGGACCCCAATCAGAAGTCTGCAGTCAAGTCCTACGGTGATGCCTTGGGCAAGCTAATGAATGAGGTTAAGGCCTACGAACAGCGGCTAGCTGAAAGCGAAAAGGCTGAACAGGAGCAACAAGGTATGTCCAAGGAAGGCATGGCCAAAATCGCAGAGTTGCAAGCCAAGTTCGAGGCGCAGCAGCAACTTGAGATCATGAAGGCTGAGGCTAGGATGGAGAGGGAGAATATCGCCTTTGCCAATGAGCAGGGGCGCAAGGATGCTGAAACCGCCGCAGCTATAGAGAGGGAAAATCTCAAGGCTATGAGTGCGGCAGAACAGGCTAAAGTGAATCCTCCGAAGCAGCCTGCAAAGCCGTCTAAGAAATAGCCCAGGCAGAAAATACAAACCCCCTTGAGCCAAACGCCCAAGGGGGTCATTCTCTGTTCTCGCTACATACGGCTACTGTTTAGCCGCTGTAACCGCAGTTTTGACTAATGTGGTAGTCCCCTTAACCGCCGCAGTAGACTTCACCGAGGCCTTAACAGCATCTGAGACCTCTGGAGCTGTTGATTCCACTGCCTGCACAATCGTTTCCAGGGCTGTCGAAGCATTCGACGCCTGACGATTCTTAACGCCTGCGATTAACGATGAGATTGCAACGAGCAAGGCACCTACTCCTGCAATGACTGGTCGTGTCAGTGGCGCATACGGATTCAATGACGCTGTCCCATCATGCGCCAGGAGAATCTTATCCAGGGTCTCCTGAAGCTCTGGGCTAACGTAGTTTGTGGATCCTATCTGCACCTGTTCACCGTTCGGGCCTGGGACATCGCTGTAGACAGGATCAGTGGATACGCAGCCGGTAAAGGCTACAATCGCAATAACGCTTGCCGCAACGAATGCCAGGATGGTTGGTTGTTTATTCATACGCCACACTGACTCACAATTTTGGCTTCTGGTCAACAGTCTTTTGCTTACGGTCCTGCCGAAGCCTAGTGATAATGCCGTATAATGTCACCAGACCAACGGAAATGCCGACGACTAGAGAGCATATTCGCAGGATTGTCTCAAGTTGGTGCAGGATTGATATTGTAATGCCTGCAGCACTTGTAGAGATCCCGGCGAATGCTCGGGAGAGAATGTCGTAATTTCCTTTGAACATTGACTTCACCACGTTACTGAGGGCTTAGTAGTTTGTTCGAGTTCTGCCCTAAAAAGCCCTATTGGTTGCTGCGAATCTATGACGAACTCGAAAACCTTAGTGTAATTCGTGAGATCAATGGTCCCCTGTATATTCACTCGGATAAGAAGTGCCTCATCAATCCTCAGATTAGACGGAGATTCTGGTGGTGCTGGAACCTGGAATTCCACCTCATTACTGAAATCCGACATCAACTGATTAGTCCCAGTTGCGGTAGCAACAAAGTAGAATGTGGCACCGACAGCCAAGTTTGTGATTGTTCCGGTGAGGTTGGTTCCAACGTCAAGCGAATTGGTCAACGTGTATGCTCCTGGGATTGTGCTCCAGAGGATTGAGTAATGATCAATCCGCGCTGGGTCTGTCGGACTGGGATCCCAAGCTAGTGTAACGCTAGCATTGGTCGGAGCGGTAGGTGAGATCAGTGATGGTGCTGGTGGAACTTGACCGTATGATGTTAGAGCTGACAACAGTAGGATTGGTATGAGTGTTTTCATCGACATCTGTGTATCAGAATGATCTCATGATATCAATCCGTATTTCTACTTACTACACTGCTCTCCCCAATCTTGTTTGCAGGCGTTGCCATTCAGTATAATAGTCGTCCGCATCAGTCCCCGCTGTCAAATCTGTGCCAAAGGAATATCCACCCATCACGTAAGATCCTGGGCTTGGCATTGGAAATCCTGCTGCGTTGTAGCATCCAACCCACATCTCTCGGCTATCAGCAGAACCTCCAGTAGTATTGTTGAAGGCCAGGGTAGTTGTGTTGCGCCTGATCTCATGATAATTCCCCAGTCTTTGTCCAAAAATCCACGCAACGCTTCCAGTTAGCCCTGATCCACTGTTCACGCGACCAGTCCCAGTGCTGTAAGAGTCTGAATAAACGGTATCTGTGGAATATGGACACCAGAGCAAGAACGTGGCAACGGTCGAACTATATGCTCCAAGACCACATCTTTCAGATTTGAAGTTGTCGCACACATACATCCCGTGATGATGTGAGGTAGAACTGAGAGAGTTCACTGCTGCGCCAGTCCTTAAATACTTATTCGTGGTGTCCATCGCAAGTCCGGTGTTCTCTGCATAGTCGGCGTTGACGAATGCCACGTTGGTGTCTGAATTAGCTGTCCCGATATCATCCCAAAGGCAGGCAAGTGCTGCACTGAGATCAAGACCTGCTAATACGTTTACCCTTTTTAGTTGAGACGAAAATCCTAGAAGTCGTATCCGATATACGAAGTTATTAACAGCTTCAGCACTCGACCACTCAACATCGCTTCCGGCTGTGTGAATTGCATCAATCCAGTCGGTTGTTCGTTGCTGATATACACGTCGAAGAATCATTGCCCTCCGATAACTTCCTTCAGAAGATAAGCGCAGACAAGTTCACATCGCCTAAGACGTTGTTCACCTGTTCCAACACTGTTTTTTAGATCCTGATACATAGCCTTTGCCATCTGCCTTTCCTGGATTGCGTCGATCTCTGCCTGCGTCAGAGGAACAATGTCCCATGCCAGATCGAATTCACCGGTCCAATAACCATCAGGCTGTGTCGGATCGAGCGTGATGTTCTCGACCTGGACAAGCTTCTGAGTGTTCTCATCGTAGGCTGGCCTATCTTGCCTGTTGAGCTTTAGGATTGCCTTGTCAGTTGGGAAGTTCTCAATCGGCAATCCGTCAAGCCTTAGCCATTTGACGTTGCGCTTAACAATCTCGTTTGTGGCTCGAATAATGATCACGAACCTGTCAGTCTGCGGAATTGGATATGTGAATGCCATTACGCTGTTTCTCCTATGAGCCAGACTTTTAAGCCTTTTCCAGTTGTAGCTCCGACTGCGATGATGTCCACAGAGATCAAATCGCCTTTTGCCACTGACACACTGATCGTCCCTGTGCTCGCTGCTGTCGAAGTTGCGATTGTCAGTCCGCCACCAATGATCGTAGCTCCATTCTTGTTCACATCGACTGAAGTATTTCCTACGCACGCCGTATTTAACGTGGCATAGATTTCAGTAACGGTCATTGCGTATGGCGCACGCATCGAGAAGACACTGACGTCTGTCGTGATATCGCTCGTCTCATCAGAGATTGGCATACCGATTGTGACAGGACTTGAAGTAGGCGCAGGAGCATTGGAGATATCGCACAGCAACTGTAGCAGTGTGTCTAGCTTGTTCCTGTGAGATAGCTTTGTGAATCCGCTGATTGCGGCATTGTTTACAATTGTCTGTGCGTCACAGGTGGCCATTATATTGCGCCTCCTCCCAGGCCGGTTCTAAGTGCCTGGATTGCGTCATATAGATCAGACGACTCGCTTTCTGTGAGATTCTTTGTGTATGCAAGGAACGAGACTGTTCCTTTGAATGGTTGCTGAACAGTCACATTATCATTGTCGTTATTACATAGGGCGTAGAAGTCAATCGTTGTGTTATCTACGATGCCAGATGCAGTGTCTTGAGCCGCTAATGTGTGAGCTTTGGTGCTGCTCGCAACATACATCTTCATCCCATTCGCTCCGGTCACATTGAATGTGCCAACATACCCAAAGAAGGATGTTGGAGACGCAAGCCAGTTGATGTAGCCAAAGCTTAGGTTGCCCCAAACAGCTTGGAACCTGTTCAGAATAGTCTTGTTGTATAACTGGATTTTACCGCTTACTCCTCCAGTATTGCATCCCGTCACATATCCAGTGCCTGTTCCGTTGGCATAATGGTAGGCTATCACTCCAGCGTCCTGCATTCCTGGATTCCACCCAAGCTCCTGAGGTCCTGCTCCAACCTCCCAACGGCAGGTTTTGCCAGCGCATTCTGCTCCATTGACGCCGATAGTTGGGCTGTCTACTCCACTGTCAATCCACAAAGCGTGTCCTGGACCCTTGATGAGAGGAGTCCTAGCAGCAATGTCGCTGTCTGGAACGATTGGATTAACAATGATCATCTTGTCCTTGATCGAGGCAGTCTCTAGCGCAGTTACAAAGGCGTTGAGTGCGGTCACTGTGCTAGCTGATGGCGCTGCTCCTCCGTTAGCTGCAACGGCAGACAGCCATGACGTTACCTCCGCAGTGTTCGCACTGGAATCGCACAGCAGTTGCAGTAATGCGTCACGCTTCTGCTTCGTGCTCATGAACAGGAATCCGCTCAGTGAGGAGTTAGCGAGAATCTGTCCAGCGTTATCCCCTGCGGCGTTGTATGACACTAGCAGTTGTAGAAGAATGGCCAGCCTGTATCGTGAAGACGTGACCTTGGTAAAGCCAGCGGTTTTAGCGGCTGACATTAGGGTATCAACATCGTCCGTGGAAGAGGTGATGTCATAAAGTCTCTGCGCGATCACACTGAGCTGATCCCTTTCAGACAGCTTGGTAAATCCGCTCGTGCTAGCGTTTTGAATTACGTCGTTGGCTACGCAGGTTGCCATAATTAGCCTGACGAAATGTCACATAGCTTCTGACATAGGCAATCCCATAGATTGCCGTCGCTTAGAAACAGGATGTCATTTGATGCAGCAGAAGCAAGAATCGTAGCGGCTGTATCTGATCCACCCTCCCAGTCTTGGGCTAGGGCAAGAGCAACCAGCCAACATTGTTCTTCAGAAAGCTTAGTAAATCCGTTTGCGCTAGCTGAGGCTAGCAGTGTTTCAGCATCACATGTCGCCATAACGAACCTTTCTAGGAAGTCTGGTTCTGGGCCGTGAGAAGCCCAGAACCAGCCCACCCAACACCAACCAGCCCAACAAACTAGAAGCTGGAATGGTAGCCTAATGCTCCCTCAAGATACAACTTGGCACGCCGTAGGCGATCCTCATCGTAATGAAGTAGCTTCACTGCCGCCAGCAACTTCGCATCCACTGTCGCCGGAACAGATCCACCGGCATTTGCAGCATCTGCGTATCTGATAGCCACCTCAGCCGCGCAAAGGGCATCGGGGTTCATGTAATTGCTCACGGCATCTGAGGCAGCAATGAGTGACTCGAATCCATTGGTAACGTAATTGGTGCCCCCAACGGCTCCCAACTCTATCGACATTGCGTGAATGCACAGAGCTAGTTGCTCTTTAGCATTGAGATTTTGACGAGTGTATTTGGATGCTCCATCCACCCACTCTGTCTGCGTAATAACGGCTGTGTTGGCCATAAGAGAATCCTTTCAGTATAAAAGGGATGCCCCCGAAGGGGCACCCCAATGATTACCACTGCGATTAGCTGTCTTCGCAGAGTGTGTTGTAAGGCGTCAACGACTGGTAGGTCGTCATGCTTACAGTGCCAGCGTTCCGAGGAACATTGACCACTCCAGAAGCCTCGCGCTTCGCAAGGATCACCATTTCGATTTCAGGATAGATCGTCTTAACTCCCATCTCGAACTCACCAAGGAAGAAGCCCTTGTTCTTCTTCACATTGTCGTGATAGCAGACGGTTCCTGTGTTGATGTCAAACGCCTGGAAGTAGTCCGGATTCTTCCAGCCCCACTTGCCCATGAGCGAGCGTGCCAGACCGAATTTCATCGTGTCGTTGACCGAGGTGATGTCTCCAACGTGAACCTGACGAGCTGCCCGGTTGTAAACGTGGAACATCTGGTATTCAGCAGCCTTGTAGTCAGTGCTGAACTCGGGCTTTTTGCCCACAGTTGCCGCCACATTCTCGTAAGGCCAGATGCGCCGGAACTTGCCGGATCCAATGTAATTGAACCGCAACGGTGCTGGATCAATCTTGAATAGCCAGTCTCCGACCCCCTTGTTGACGCCATACTTGTAGTAAATACCAGTCTTGGCGAAGTCAGTAGCTCTGAACAACTGCGTGAGCGCAGGATTCGCATTAGAGACGTCCTGCAGTGTCTGGAGGTCAATCGTGGAGAAGAACTTGCCCTGCTCCATGAATTCCTGGTCGTGATACCCGTTGTATCGCAGGTTCTCCATGTAGTTGTTGAGATACTCGATGGAGAGTTTCGACGTTGGGAGATAGGTGTCGTCTGTGCCAACCTGAAGGTTGAGACAGTCATCCGCCCAGATCGTCGCAGGATCCACCGTGTATTCGAGTAGCCCACTGCCGCAGATGTAAATCTTGTCGGCTTGCTGGACCACCAGATGTCGGAGAAAGTCCGAGGTGATCTCATCGGGCTGCTTCTTGAGTCCGTCCACAAGAGCTTGAAGCTGTTCCTCAGCTTGCTGGACGTGTCGGAGTTGGTCAAAGCAGAACACGGGAGTTCTGTAATCCGTGTGATATTTGACGTATGTGTTCCGAGTCGATCCCCAACCGAGGTAGCGTGGAGTGACATCACAGATGTTTGTGATGCAGGAATCTGCATCCATTTGCTCCCAACATCCTGGGTCATTTGCTCGCGTCACATGGAAGCGATCCCAGGTGTGGGTCGTGCCGGTGAAGGATGGCCACGTCTTGGTTTCATACATCGTAGTGTATAGGTAGTTGTGAGGGAAACGATCCTTCGCCAACTCCCGGTCCCAGTTCTCCGTCCTCCGGAATAAGTAGTCGTTGAATTTTGTGCAATCTACAGCCATAAGCCTGTCGTGATTAAAGTGAATGCCTCAGGATCGCGGAGAGAATCCGATACTGCCGCTACACGTGCCGGGGGAGAGAGCACATTACGCCCCATGCGAAGGACGAATTCGCAATACGTCTTTCTCACCAATACACTTCCGTATGATTACGGTCAAATTTTTTATTGAGATAGTTGTTGTCAGGGTCCACTATCTCACCACCGAGCTATGCTTAGTGATAAAGAAATCACTTTCAGATTGTGCGAATGCGGTATCGTCAATGCCACACTGGGGAATGATGCTACAGGCTTGAGGGAAGAAGGGTTAAAGGCCTTAAAGGCTGGACATACGGTGGTGGTTTACAGAACCCAAAGACCATCCGATAATTTCGTTTGCGTTCGAAGTTATGATGCCCCAATCCACACCGTCTTACAGGACATAGGTCGATTGATTCAGCGCCTCAATCAGTATCTTCCAAAACAAAACCAATGATACCATCGACATGCTTTCTCAATGAGTCGAAGATTTTGATTTGCGGCTACACTTACACGCTGTTCTTCAGACATGCCCCAATCATCAAAGATGGTGATCTGTGTGAGGGCTGGTGCGACAACGCATATCAGGCAATTGAGATTGACGTGAAGCTAGGGCACGACCGCATCAGGGATATCGTCATGCACGAGATTATACACGCCATTTACCACATTTATGGGGACCGTGAGAATTGGGACCAGGAAACAGTATGCGATCTGATTGGGCACGGACTGGTAGGAGTGTTGAAGAGTAACCCAGTTTTAATGAGTTGGTTGGCAGAAAAGAAAGACTGAACCCGTTATGGCATTCATAAAACCGCGAAAACTTAACGCTGAGATAGCAATTGAATACATCAGGAAATACCCACACCTTCCAAGTAAGAGTCTGGCTAGATTACTGTGTGATCATGAACCGGCTTTGTTTAGCAATGTTGAATATGCCAGGGGTGTTGTAAGAACCTATCGTGGTATCCATGGAAATCATGCACGCAGCAATGTGCGATTAACGGCATTTTACAAGGCAAAAGGCACACAATCAGATGCAGTAGTCCCATTGCCACCAGTAATCACAGAGCCGGATGATTGGAAAGTCATCAATATTGAGTTCAAGAATGCTGTTGTGCTCTGTGACATTCACATGCCGTTCTACGACAAGCAGGCCTTGGTTGCAGCCCTAGACTACGCACAAGATCGTAAACCAGACTGTGTGATACTGCTAGGAGACATCCTGGATCATTACCCGGTATCGTTCTGGGAAAGAGACCCTAGGTTGCGCCAACCGTTAAATGATGAAATCGAGGCAGGCAGGCTCTTCCTTGAACATCTAAGGGCTCGCTTTCCAAAATCCAGGATCATCTTCAAGGAAGGAAACCATGAGGAGAGATTGTGGAGATATGCTTGGAAAAGAGCGCCAGAGCTGTTCACAGTCCTTGATCCTGACGGAGCCCCAATACTGAGGCTAGATACAATGCTGGATTTCAAGGAGTATGGAGTTGAATTGGTGGACAATAAACAACCCATCAGGTGTGGGCCTCATCTACATCTGCTTCATGGCCATGAATTTCCTTCAAGTTTTACCAATCCTGTGAACCCTGCTCGCGGCCTATTCCTCAGAGCCCAATGCAACTGTGCTGCTGGACACCTACACCAAACTTCAAATCACACCGAGTCAGGACTAGACAAGACAGTGAGCACGTTCGGCATAGGTTGTCTTTGTCACAGACGCCCTAGATATCGGCCACTCAACAAATGGAACCATGGGTTTGCTTGGATTGAACTCAATCACACAGCATGGAGCTTCGACAACCTCAAGATAGTCAGCGGGAAAGTAGTATAACATAATGAATGAATCGCACTTAACAGTAGTTCTGTCTGGCCCGATGAAAGGATGGCCTGGACATAATTTCAATGCCTTTTTTGCTGCAGAGGAATACCTGCAAACAACCAATGATCGCTTAGTGGTTATCAACCCAGCACGTGCAGACATGGACTTGGGATTCGATCCGACAGGTCCAGCACCTAGCCGACATTTCCTAAAGCAAGCTCGCATAAGAGATATCGCCGCTGTAGAGAATGCGGACGTGATTATGATGCTGCCTGGATGGGAACATAGCAAAGGAGCAAAAGCAGAACTGTCCTATGCGCTATGGAAAGGGATTAGTGCAGTTTGGTTGTATAGCCCTGGTGAGGATCCTGTGATTAAAGTGGCTGACATTAACCCAGAGAGTCTTATCCCTAAGTATCTTACGCCTATCATGGATGCTAGATCAGACTGCCAAGAGGCTCCTGTCATTGCTCCACCGATATTTCCAGAGAATGCTGATGAGCGTAAGACATACCCAATCTACAGCGGACTGTTCAAATACTTTCCAAATGCGTTAGCCGCTGTAGCTCATGTGAGTTTCCTGGGCAATAAACAGCATCTGCCAGGACAGCCCATACGATGGGATAGAAGTAAGAGCGCTGATGAAGAAAACGCCCTCCTAAGACATGTCCTGGAGGGCGATTGGACGAAAGTAGCTTGGCGAGCACTGGCTAAGCTACAGAAACATCTGGAAGAGCTAGAATCGTCCCGTCAGTGAAGACGCGAAGGTATCCAGCGTTGTGCCATCTCCATACTTCGTTAAGCTCCAAGGATTTAAGGTCTTGTAGCTTTTTAGCATCCCAGTGTTTTGCGCGTTCCATGCAGAAGGCGCGAGAGAAGTAAGTCGCCTTACTCATTGTGGTGTGCCTTTCTTGGGGCTCAGATGGCCCCTGTTGCTGTTTTGTCATGTCTACCATCTCCTAGTCCCATCTGCCTCCGAAAATCGCTTACGATGCGATTCTGGAGCCTAGACAGGGAATCTCTCAACCAAAAAGCGTCGTCGCCATCGGTGCAGACAAAGGAACGCTTACCATCAGTCACCCTGAATTCATGGGTGAATCCGGCGTCAAGCGCATCAACGTCTTCATGTTCCTGCACGGTCCACATGCCTAAAGTAACGCATAAGCGTTTGTGTAATGCAAGTGACATAGCATTCATAACCAACTGTGAGTAAGGCTAGTAGCATGTCATGGTTCTTCTGACATTCTGGCTTTAATCTTCGAATGAGCCTGAATCATAGCGGTTGTTTCGTCAGATGAGCACGACAATATCCGCTTAATGTGGACTGTCTTTGTGTAGCACTTAATCCCATCTTTGTTGATTGGAATCTCTCTTCGCTCAAGAATATCAATGTATGCCAGGAAAAGCTCTGCAGTTGGTAAATATGTTGTGCGTATGTTTTTCATAATGTTTCAAATTGAATTCCCCGCCGCCGCAGTGGTCCGCCTTTGCTTGACAGTTGCGGTATTTTGCTCGTACTCCCCTGCACTTGATCGTCTGCACTTTCTGTCCCACGTCAGGGACACATGGCGTGCAGTAAATGTTGGGAACGATCTCGTCCGGCACAGGAACGGCGGGGAAAATGTTCATTTATGTTTTGTCTCCAAACAACTCATTCACCCTGCGCTGAAATTCTTTTCGTTGCTTATTTTTCTCCTCCGATGCCCATACCGCCGAAATCCACATGTTTCCTGGGCAATACACTGCGTGTGCCGCATGCCCCGTTGCCAGTTGGGCTCCCAATGCTACCGCCGCACCCGTCGTCCACTCCGCCCCCCACGCCCCCGACACCCTTGCCGCCCATTCTGCTGCTATCGCTGCTGCTGTCGCCGCTCTTGCAGGCACTGGCAGCCACTCTGACACCGCTTTTATCGACATACACACCGCCTCCATTACCGCCAGACTCAATGATTTATCTCCAGTTTCAAGCCATTGTCTGACTATCTGGGGAGCGTCCCATAAATCAATTACTTGAAATGCGCACCAGCGGGCGAACGCTTGGAGTGTTGCTGTAGTGTCTACTGAGGCGATTATCTTTCTGCGTGTCGCAACCATTTTATCTGAGCTGTGGATAATCTTACCGCCTAATTCTACCTTGTGCAGCAATGTCCCAGGCGCACAGGTTAACGCATCGTATGGATCTATGCTGGCATGCAACCCCTGGACGCATAGCTGCGGTTCGCCATCAAACACCAACCATTCTCCAATGGGCGGGATTGGATCACCATTGCGGAGTTTATCCCCTGTGAAGTGATACGCTTTCATGCCTCTTGAGCCTCCTGGCGTGTAATGTAGAAGTGAATTCCGTGCGAACAGTCTATGCGCGGATCTGGATCATACGAGTCGGGGACGACCTTTTGTCCGACCCTATATTCAAGCTTGTGTTCCTCTAAAACAATGGCGTATTCAGCCCGACATTTTCTTGACGTGAGGGATGAATGCCTTTTGGCTTCCTTTGGGATTAGGAGTTTACACAGTCCGCCTCCGCGCAACTTTTTCCAGGCAACCAACTCACCGGCTGGCAGAATGCTGCGTCGCTCAATTTCTTCCGCGTCAAGTTTTGCCTCGATCAGATCCGCCTCGCGCAGATCCGCCGCGACTAAAGATTCTGCGGGGATGTCCAACAGAACGGTCCCCGTTTTCTTATGTAGGATTTTCATAATGTTTCAAATTGAATTCCCCGCCGCCGCCGTCGTCAAGTGCCTCGGCGATGTCGCCCAAATCGCCCGCACGAACGATGCCTCTGCCGCCAGTGCCGCCTGCACCGCATCACACCCGCGAGTCCAGCAGACACCATCTCCGAGTATGCAAGTATTACCCACTGTGTATTCATGTTGTATGACTAGGCTAATTGAGTTGCCGCCTCCGTGGTTGGTGTCAAATGCTGTGGCGGCATTCAGCATAGGTTGAGGTATGAAAACCCTCATTGACTAGGACACTCACGGCTTGTCCATTCGCAACCAGACCATACACATACTCCAGCCATTTGTGAAGTCAGTAATTATACGGTCTATCCAAAATCAAAAGAGTGTAGTAAATGTGTTCTCAGACAACCGTTCCTGTGCCGGACGAGTCGCGAGCCACATCCGCCTTGGACCGGAGGCGCGACAAGCGCAGGAGGGCACGACGACTGTTGCGACAGTTCGTTGCGAACCGGCCTGAGATCCGGTTTGGACTTCTGTGGCGGTTGTCTGCGATTTATGAAACGTATAAATCCGAAAGTGACTGAACTGATAGCAGCATTGCTTCTGATTGCAGTCTGTGCTGCCTCACTAACCCTAATCATAACCAGAGTCAACCAGATGGCTGACGAAAACCTCAGACTAAACAATGAAGTGACAGAACTTCGAGACCAACTTCGTTCCCATGAAAACTAGACTTCTGAGCCTCCTGATTTGCGCGTGCATTGTTCATGCGTCACAAGCCCAATCTGACGGTGAGAACGGCAAAGACATGGCTGTGTTGCCGCTCTGCGTAACTATAGTCATTATCGGAGTGGTCGGAGCGGGGGCTTACGTCCTTATCAAAAGCAACGAGTGTATCAAGCGGCATAGATGCCCTGAATGCAACAGGGTGCTGCCTGAAGACGCGCAACAGTGTCCAACATGTGAGACTGACATAGACTACTGCACCAGTTGCGATGCCGTCCTGCCCACAGATGCGACTGAATGCCCGAAATGCGAAACCCCGGTGGTCCATTGCCCAAGCTGCGACGAAGTTGTCCCTCCAGACGCAAACGTATGTCCTGGGTGCGGAGCCGCATTGCCAGCCAACCTGCAATATGTTCCAAGAGCAGCCGGTGAGATCACGCTACCAACCACTTCGAACATTCAGATCAGCACAAACGGAATCAACTGGGAAACACTGTATTCACAGGAATGGAATCCAAACTGGACTCCCAACGTAGAACTTTTCGTCGTTCCTTCACTGAATACATGGC